CCTTCGAGGGAATCCCGCCGTTCTCGGTGTATTCGTAATTGACCGGGATCTTTATTTCGATGTTGTCGAACGCGTTGCGGACGCCGTCCGCGCCCGTCTGCGCGGCATCAGGAAGTTCGCCCGTGAAAAACAACACCAGTTGTTCAAGTAACGACGCGACACGGCCGATGCCTTCTTCCATCGACTCTGTGAACTTGATGCGCGACAAGTCGGTTAACTTCTCGCCGTTCTCGTCCGTCAGTTCGCCGAAGAAGACGAACTGTTCAAGCATCGGTCGCATCGACGAGGGCACTTCGATGCCCATCTCCAGCGCCTTCGTGATGACTTCCTGTACAGCAGGAGCCATCGCGCGGATCGTGGCTTCAAGGTTCGCGCCGTTTTCAATCAGCAGATTGAAGTCCGAGACATACTGTTTCGCAAGGTCGCCGATGCGCGCCTGTTCGAACTTCGGCCCCAGGTCGCCGAGCGCCAACCCGTATCGCTCCGCAGCCGCCTGCATCGCTTGCCAATCCACCGTTGCGGCATCGTCGCCAAGTCCGAGCATCTTGGCGGCGACATCGTCGGCCACGAGACCCGCGCGAATCAGTTCCTCGATGAATGGCCGCAGCGTATCCGGCAATTTCTGTCCGGTCTGGAGCGACTGCCTGAGCAATTCGTTGAGGTCGTTCGCCATCGCCTTGACGACCGACTCGGTCTTGAAGCCGCCCTTCCCGGTCAGCAACAAGATGTCATCCGCGGCTTGCTGCGCGCGCTTGCGCAGATCTTCCATCTGATTTGCCGCGGTCATGTCTTCAAAGCCGAGGTTGTATTTCGACGACAGGTCGACGATGCGCTGCAGTTCTGCGCCCTGTTTTTCGAGTGCCTTCGTGATCGCATTGATCGCGGCTTCCGCGGCCTTCTTGTCGCCACGACCCACACCCTGCGTCAACGAGACCCACAGTTTTTCGCCTTCTGCGCCGAGACCCGACAACTTCTCACGCAGCGCATCGAATCCGCCGAAGCTGGCCGCGAACTCTTTCACGGCTTTTCGGCCAGAGTTCATGCTACCGATCCAGCCGGTCAGCGCGCCGACGCCCGCGCCAATCGCGGTGCCGATTCCGGGCATGATCATGGTGCCCATGCCCGCGCCTTTCAGCGCGCCGCCGAGCGCGCCGCCGCCCACCTTGTCGCCGAGCATCGACAAGCCTTGCCCCATGAGACCGCCGAGCATCGTCGCGCCAGACCCGATCATGCCGGAAAGCGCGCCGCCGAGCTTCGACTTCGTAAACGTCTCACTGAACCGGCCGACCAGCCCGCCGCCCAGCATCGACCCGAACTTGCCGCCGACCGACTTCCACATGTCGCCGCCGCCTTGCAGCGCGTTGATCATGACGGTCGACATGCTTGCGCCGAACGTGCGCGGGTCGACGCCGAACACCTTTTCAAACGTCGAGGCGGGCGACGGACCCGTGAGCGGCAGAATCGGCTGCCCCATACCAAGACCGAACTGCAATGTGTTCGTACTCTTGCCGAGCAGGTCGCCCATCGCGATCTGCGCGCCTGGGCCAATACCTGCCGCGCCAAGGGCGGCTTCGGTCGCTTCGCGCTGCCGCTTCCGGAACGCTTCAATACTTTCGAACTGTTTCCGCTCCAGTTGCGGCGCACTGAACATCGACGTGCCCAGCGCGCCCACCGGAATCTGCGTCGACGTCGAGATCAGGTTCGCTATTTCAAGTCCAAGCGTGTTGGTCTCCCCTGCCGCCAGTCGAAGTTTCTGACGCAGCACTTCGAAGTATTCCGGCAGGCCCGCCGCCTTCACAGACCCGAACGCACTCACGACACCTTCGAGCGCGGTCTTGAGACCGTCCCGGACATCGGGTGGCAAGTTGATCGGATCGCCGAGCGTGCGCGTAAACGAGACCCATGCCTGCGCCGTCAGGATGATGTCTTTCCGCGAATCCGTGATCGCCTTGATCGACTCCTTGAGTTTTTCGTTGGCCTCCGCGACCGCGCGCGCGTTGACGCCACCTTTCATCTCCGCGAGCGCCTTCGCCATGTCGATCCCGAGCGCCGCCGAAGGCATCCCGGTGCCAAGCTGTAAGTCGCCGAGCGTGGGCGGTGGTAGTTGCGACTCACGCAGCGCGTCGGTATACGCCTGGACTTTCGCGCGCGCGGCATCGAACTTGTCGCCGACCCAATCCAGCCAGCCGCCCATCGCGTCGAAGGTCATATTGAAGCCGTCAATGACGGCTTGCATTGCTGGCGACCGGGCCACGAAGTCATCAATCCAGCCCAACACCGACCGGCCTGCACCGACCACTTTCGATAGAGCTACCGACAGCGTCGCGAACCCAGCGACCGCGACATCTTTGACGAGGCCGAGCCACTTCCCGGAGATTGTGATCACTTGGCCGATGGTCTTCTTCAAGAAGTCCCATGCGTTTGTGTACCGCAGCAACGCGGCGACACCGACGGTGACGGCAAGGGTTACGCCGCTGAACAGCGCCAAGACCGACCGACCGACGTTGCCGATAAATGACAGGGTGCCAACAAGCGGCCCCGCGGCGTCGGTCGTGATGATGAAACTCGCCGCCAGCGACCGAAACGCCGACATGATCGGATTGATGATCGGCGCGCCAATCTGCCGCAGCGCACCGCCAAACTGCGTCACGCTCGCGAGCGCCGTCTTCCCAATGGCCTTGCCGAAGGTCGACGTTGCGACCTGCCCAAGCGCGAGAAACGCGCGCGCCACGCCGCCCGCGAGAAACGCCAGCGGGCCAAGCACCGCGGCAAACGCCAGCAGCGCCACGATGCCTGTTTGTACGGGCGTCGGCAATCGTTCGAACCCCTGCGCCAGCCGCGCCACGCCATTGATCACTGGTTCCATGCCCTGCATCGCGTTGTTGAGTACCTTCATCAACGGCCCGCCGAGCGTGATCAAGATGTCGTTCCACTTCGCGCGGAAGATCTGAAGTTGCGACGCGAACGTCGCGTATCGCTTTTCCGCTTCGGCGACCAGCGCGGTGTTTTGTTGCCACCCGATAGTCGCCTTGTCCATCGTGCGCGACAGCAAGTCGCCCGCTTTGCCGAGCGTCAAGAAGGAGCGGATGAGTCGTTCGTTCTCCAGTCCAAGATCTTCGAGAACCTTGAACGCGCCAGACCCGGCCGCGTCGATGCCTTCCACGAACGCCGTAAACGCTGCGCCCGCGTCGCGTTCGAAGACCTCACGAAACTGTTCGCCGGTCATCTTTGTAACGTCGGCGAACGCGTCCAATTCCTTTCCGCCTTGCGCGGTTGCCTTGACCATTGCGTTGAGAACGCGTTGTACAGACGTGCCGCCCGCTTCAGCCTGGACGCCAATCGACGTCATGGCCGTGCCGATAGCAAGGATCTGCGGTTCCGACAGGCCCGCGAGCTTGCCTGACCCGGCAATGCGTAGCCCAAACTCGGTGATTTCCGCTTCAGTCGTGGCGAAGTTGTTGCCGAGGTCGACAATCGACGACCCGAGGTTGCTGTATTCGTCCGACGTCAAGCCGGTGATGTTGGCGAAGCGCGCGAGTTGTGTCGCGGCATCTTCAACCGTGAGGTTGGTTGTCGCGCCGAGGTCCGCGACGACTTTCGTAAACGCAAGCAGGTCGCCCGAGGCGATTCCTAGCTGCCCGCCGAGTTCACCGATCCGGTTGAGTTCATTGACGGAGACCGGGATTTCCTGCGCGAGCGCGCGCATGCCCGCTTGCAGTTCTTTGCCGCGGGCCGTGAGTTTGCCCGTGGCGTCGGTCGCGTCGTCGACCGTTTTGATGATGCCTGCGAATGAGGATTCAAACTTGCTCGCCGCGGAGACCGCCGCGACGCCGATCCCGACAATCGGGACGGTGACCGAGGCCGTCAGTGCGATGCCCGCGCTTTGGAGTCGCTGGGCCGAGCGTTCGAGGGACGGCAGGCCCGACGCAACCTTCGCCATCGCCTTGTCGAACTTGGCCGTCATCCGGTCATCAAGTTCGAGGAACATTCTCAGCGTGCCGAGATTGCCCACGGGCATGCCTCCCCTATCAACGTGCGCGCGAGGGTGGCCCCGCGCGCTTCGGGTTCGCTGCCCGCCGCGGCTTCGCGGTGTTCAGCAAACGTGCAAACCCGCTCATCTTCGCTTTCAAGATGTCGGGTTTTTCGGACCGAGCCTCATCCGTGCCGAGTTCATCCCGCATCCATTCGGGTAGGAACTCCGTAACCGAAAAGGGTTTCGGGTGTGCTTTGCGGTCACGGTTTGGCTCAGAGATGACCGCGCAGAGACGCGCCACGCGCATCTCATCACGCCACGACCCCCACGGTTCGAGGGCGAAGTACGCTTGCCACTCCACCAGCATCGACGCTGACATGCTCGCCAGCATGGTGTCGACGTTGGCGTACCCGAGGGCCAACGCTAGTCGGAAAGCGAATCGGCGTCCGGGTCGACGCCGGAATCTTCCCCCAACTTCTCTGACGCCGCTTCCGTCATCGACGACAGCGCCAAGACGCGATCAAAGACACGCTGCAGCGCGACGGTATTCTTGTCGCCGAGCTTGCGGATGTCGTCCGCGCCGAAGATCGGGTTTCCGTTCGCGTCGACCACCGCTTGCGCGATGAGTTTCGCGCGCGCGTTCTTGAAAGACTGCCGCCGCGACAATACCTTGCCGCTGCGGTCCTTCTCCTCGACCCACGTCGATTCTTCGAAGTCGTCACGCTCCTTTGCGCTAAGACTTCGCACCCGTACCGCGCCCTTCCATTCCGGCACGTCGATGATCTCAAAGACGCGGTCATCGGCGGCGAGAATTGCGTCGCGTCCGAGAACTGCCGGGGTTGCTGCCTGTGTCGTGTCGTCCATAAAACTCCTTTCGGTCGCCGCCTAGTGTACTGGCGACGACCGAAAACCGGAAGCTCTACGTCGACCGTTTAGCTTTCGACGATATCCCCGGACGGCTTGATCGAGATCTCGGCCTGGAGAATCCCGTCAACCGGCGACATCGGTTTGTAGTTCTGCACGAATCCTGGAAAGTCGAACTGTGTCGCGCCCGTGTCCGGAAACACAAGCTGCCAGTTGACTTCGCGCTTCGTCTGGATGGCTTCGAGCAGGCCCGTCGAACTGTCGTGTGTCGGGTCTGTCGGCACGAGGTTGACGCGGAAGGTCAACGCTTCGGTGTGCAGGATGCCACCCGGCACAACCTTTTCGAAGTTGTCCGCGTGCGGCGTCGCGTCGTGCATGTTGCGCGACAGGCCCGGTCCGTCGATGTCGAGGACTTCGGCGACGTCCGCGAATACCTCTGGACTTCCGCCGTCCCCGAGTCGAAGAATCGTTCCGTGTGAAGACAAAGCGTTCGACATATCACTCCTCCTGCCCTTCGACCGCCGCGAGGTCGGTCTGTTCCACTATCGTTTCTGCGCCGTCGATCTCGACGTCTGCCTGTTCTGTCGTTACCGATTCAGCCGTCGGCGCGATTGCCCGTTGAATCAGATCCGCGTCTCGTTGCGCCCGTGCGACCGCACGCGCTTCTTTCGCGTGCGCGGTCCGTTCATGCTTCACGATCTCGTCTTCGGCATCCGGCCCGACGCGCTGCCGTCCGCAGAAGTCACACGCGATCCGGTCTAGTCCGCGCCATTGCGACAACTTCGTAGGCACTATGCCTCCCGTACCGCCATCACGTTGAACGAGACCCGCGCGCGGCCTGCCGCATCCGGCCCGAGATCGCCCGCAGGAGCCATCGACGCAATTTCCAGATAGCGCGTCGATCCGATCATTTCATTGCGGACGCTATCCAAATCCGCCCGAACTGTTTCCGCGGTCGCCAGCGCCGTCGCGAGCTTCGTCGCCCGCACCGTCACTTGCGCCGAGGGTCGTCCATACGACTCGCCGACGCGATTGTGCGTCCGCAAGCCTGCCATGCCGCCCGTATCGACGACCGTGATCGCCAATGCGAGCGTCGCGTGTGGCTCCGACGTGCGGCCGTACAAAATCGACTGCCCAACTACGCCGAAGCCAGACGCCGCCAGCCGCGTGCAGATGTCCGCGGCGAACACGGCCTTAGACCGTGCCGAGAACAACGATGTCGTAGGTCACGCCCGTGCCCGCGCCCGAGTTCGTGATCGTCAACATGTCGCCCGTTGCCGCCGTGACGGTCGCGCCCGTGCCAGGAGCGACCCACACGAACACGCCACCCGGCTTGATCGACACGCCTTCACCGGCTGCCGAGAAGATTCCAGGCACGCCGGTCGTGGCGTGCTGTACGACGTCGACGTTGTTCGTGTTCCCATCGCTGGCGCGAATCATGATCGCCTTGATGGTCGCAAGCGTGAGGGTCTGGCCGAACGCGTCCACGAGCGTGCCCGCGAAGTCCAGGTTCTCAGTGCCCGACGGCGCGAGCGTGCGCTGGTCATGCCACGACTGGTTGGCCTGATTTGCCGCAGTCCCGTTGAGCAGTGTCTTTGAGTACTTGAGCGACAGCGCGTCGAGCGGTGTCGACAAGTCCAGCCCATTTTTCAGCGACGACAAAAGCTGGACGACGATCTTTCCTGTCTGCGTGACTGCCATAGTTGCTCTCCTTAGATTGCCCGACCCATTCGCGCTGCAACGCGACCCGCCATGTGCGGCGCAGATGCCCTCACTGGCTCCTCAAGAAACTTCCACTGCCCGACCCGATGTAACGCGTCCGGATCTTCATGCACGTACCACGCATAATCGACCGACGCGTTCCCGAACGACAACGCCACCGCGATCTTGCGACCCGAGAACGTCGGCGGCTGCACGAACCCGGAATCTCGCAGATGCCCATACCGGACCGGCGTCAATCGCTTCGCTTCGATCATTTCGATCTGCGCTTCTTCGTACAGCGCCCAGCCCGCCCTGAATGGCGTATAGTCTCGGTGCCGTCGCATGTTCGCGATGACTTCCTTAGATCCGATCAGTCGAGACGCCACACAAAATCTCCGTGTAATACCGCCCGCCTATCGGGTCTTGCACGCCGCGTATTTCTTCAATCGGTCCCAGCGTTACGCCGCCAATCGCGAGCTTCGTATTACTGTCGACGGTCACGTTCTGCGGCACAAACACCGTCGTTTCGATCACCGTCTCTTGCCCGTTCACCAGTCGCACGCGCCGCGATCCATATTCGACAATCGCGCCGACCACCTGGGTCGTTGCCACGACCGGCGTGCCGTCCGCTTCCTGCAGCGTTTGCGAGAAACGCGTCAACGTCACGTTGACTTCGAGCGACGAGACCATCCGATGCGCCAGCGCCACGCCGTTCCGTACGAGTCGCGCGAAGTCGGCCATCGGCTACGTCCGCACCAGTGGGACCATCCATTCAGTCGCCCGCTCCTCGATGTCGCCCCACATCGCGATCATCGACCACACTGAATCCGGCACGACCTTTGTGCCGACCGGGTCATCTTTGAACGTCAGCTTGATCGGTCCCGCTTCGAGCTTCGCCAAGCCTTCCGCGTCTTGATCCGGTTCCGCGGTCCGGTTCTTTTCAATCAGCAACCGCCCAAACTCGGCCGTTGCAAACTTCAATCCGTCTGGCAGCGTCGTTGGGTCGATGGTGTTCCCGACGATGTCGTACACGCCCCAGCGCGGC